TTACTATGAATGCGGTTTAGCGGTACGCATCTTACCCTGTTGAGATAGCCATTATGACTCAAGTACAACATGAAAGATCCACATCTGACCTGATCAAAGCCGCGGTATCCGGGTGGCTGGGCACCGCGTTAGAATTCATGGATTTTCAGCGCTAAGAGGGGTATGTCGAGGATATTTAAAGATATTATGCAGCAGTCCTGTCGCTGTGGGGCATCGTTGGGGCAAAGTCGCTTAATTTTGAACTCAATAATGCGATCTGGTCCAAGTTGTTTTCTTCCATCCACTTCCCGTAAACCTGAAATACCATCTGGGCATCGGCATGCCCCATCTGGTTAGCAATGAAGTTCGGGTTTGCTCCTGCAGAAAGCGACCAGCACGCATAGGTGTGTCTCGACTGATACGATTTCCGGTGGCGAATGCCGGCTCTTTTCATCGCCGCATCCCACGAGTTCCCAATGGAGTTGATGGAGAAGTGCTTGCCGTAATTCCCGGCCCTGGCAGTCAGTGATGGCAGGAAGACAAACGTGCACTTATTGATCTCTTTCTTTCCGTACTCCCTCAGCTTAACAGCTACGTTATGCTCCTGAGAGAGGCGGGTCATTTCATACTGGCTTTTGAATGCCTCGAGGGCAGGCTCGATCAGGTGCACAACCCGGTTAGTGCCGGCATTGGTTTTCGGCAGTGTGAAGATCCCTTTCTGCGTCAGGCTTCTTCTGACGGTGATTGTTCCCGCTTTCAGGTCCACATCCTCCCAGGCAAGTCCGCACAGTTCACCCGGTCGCAATCCGGTGTAAACGGCGATAGCCCACAGATTCTTGCTCTGCTGATGGTGGCAGGCGTCAATCAGGCGAGGAAACTCCTCCCGGGTGATGGGGTCAGGATCCGGGCGGGACTCTCGCAGAGGGGCCACACCGTTCATTGGTGACTTTGAAATGTAGCCATTTTCAACCGCAAACTGGAAGATACCGAACAACACGGTCATGTAGTTGTTCACAGTAACTGCGGATCGACCCCGCTTCGGTGTTTTATGTCCCTGCTTCATGACCTGGAAACCGGTCAGCAATTCCTTCCGGACTTCAAGCATGCTCTCTTTGGTGATTGAGGTGAGGATGGTGTCAGGCCCAATAGTGACCATCCCCGACCTGATGCTCCGTATTCGTGAATGTTACGACGGCGGACAGTCCGAATCGTCACTGCTAAATGACCTGTGCAACGTTGATCTCTTGGTGCTGGATGAGGTCGGTATTCAGCGAGGCTCCAGCGGCGAGAAGGTCATCATCAATCAGGTCATTGACCGCCGACTCTCCTCGATGCGTCCGGTCGGCATTCTTACCAACCTGAATCACGGCGAACTGGTGAACATACTGGGCGCTCGGGTTATGGACCGTCTCCAGATGGATGGCGGTATCTGGGTGAACTTCGACTGGTCAAGCTACCGCAAAAACGTGTCGCACCTGCGTCCTGTTAAATAATTTCGGAAGGAGAAACTATGGAAACCGTAATTCAAGCACTGGAAAAAATGGGCCGGGCGACATACCGCGAAGTTGCTGACCGTCTTGAAATCGACCCGGTTGATGCGCTCACCATGTTACGTGAGCAGCGTGATCAGGGGTTATGCGATTTTGGAGACGGCGGCTGGTTCCTCGGTACCGTTAAAGGTCAGTCTCAGCAGTCAACGCCAAAGGCACCTGTTCATCCGGCCCCGCGTCTGAAAGGTGAGGAGCCGGAACCCGTTGATCCTGATGTCGTCCGACAGCAGCTGCGTGAGCAGGGGGCAATGACGACAGTTTCGCTGGCTGCGGCCGTCAATCGCAATGCCCGCGGAATGGTCTCTGTTCTTCGCGCGCTGGAGTGCCAGGGCGTTGTGGTGAAGAACGGGAAGGGCAAAGGCGTTACCTGGTCCCTTGCTGTTGTTACAGAACCCGTTAAGCAAGAACCGGTACCGGAGGCACCTGCCGCGCCGGAAGAAGCAAAACCAGTCGAACAGATCGTGAGTGAAATCCCCTCGTTCACCGAAGGGCGCGCCGCAGTCGAAGCGGTACCAGCGGTGCGGGACATTTCTCGCGAAATCCGCCGCACCAGAAACAAGCTGGAGCAACTGACCAAACTGCGTGACGCGGTTCGTGTTATTGGTCGCCACAGAAATCTCGTGCATCAGCTGACAGGGAGGGAATAACCGATGGCCAGAAAGAAAACCGACAAAGAACGCGCCCTGATCATCAACCGAATTATCGAACTGGTGAAGGAGCAGGGGCGCATCACCACGAATGACGTCGTTGCGATGTTCGGCCTGCACCGGACCACGGCGGAGAAGTATCTCCGCGTAGCGGTGGAGCAGGGTGGCCTGGTTCGCCACGGTCGCTGCGGTATCTTCCGTGACCTACGGGCAACAATCGACTTTGACCTGAAACGTTTTTCACACAACAAGGCGACAGCATGATTACCGAGAAAGACAACGTTTTTTATTGTGACTGCGGATTCTCCTTTGAGAGGGGGCGCAGCGGTGCGCATAACTGTGAAACTGGTTTGCGTAAGAAACTTGCCGAATCGGAAGCCAAGCTCGCTGCGCTGGCTGCGGAGAAGGCGGGGCTGAAAAATGCAATCACCGCAGTAAGCAAAACATCAGAAGAGTGTGAGATTAACGGTGACGAATTGAAATATGTCGTCGAGCCTTCCGAATTTGATGCGTTGACTGATTTGCTGGACGAAACACCAGCGACCGACGCTTTCCTAGATGAAGTGCGGGCGAAGGGTGTGGAGATGTTTGCCGCACATAAGCGAGAACGACAGCGGGCTCTGCGTAGCCGAAGCATGAGGATGTCTGAAGAGGCTGCTGGCATGGCCGCAGATGCTGAGAACTTCGCCGACGAGCTTCGTAAAGTTGTGCAGTCATGAGCAACTTGCTACTTCTCAAGTGCATCAAAGACACCGAGGGCTGGTGGACTGAGGGCGAAATGTACCCAGCCCGTGTGGTTACCGGTGGCTTCGTTCTGGTCGGTGATGATGACGAACTGGACGGGGAGGGATGGAGCGCAGCGCCGATGGAATACCGTGAATCTGGTTCAGTGCTTTGTCAGGTTGGCGGCGTTGATGGTGAGGTTTTGTTATATGATTGTATTATAGAAAAAATTTAAGAACGCTGTGTCTTGATAGTACTGAGAATCGCTTTGATGAAAGAACCCAAGCGGATAGATACAGTTATCTAACGACAAGATGTAAACTTGAAAGAATTTCTTTGAAAGTAATCCTATAGTATGTGTGGGATGCACGCAGTACATCCATGCTTGAGCTGAGTTCGTTTACCATTGGTTTACCTAAAGGCTTGGAGCATGTATGTGGTTAAAATTATACCACTGGAAGAGGGGTTGCTTGAAGTTAGATGTACATTAGAGATAAACTTGAACGTTAGTATAGTGAGTGATTTATGCTAACGTGGCATAGGGATTATTATTTTTATAAGTATATTTATACAATAACTGGTTTAAGCTTTTAATCTGACAGATTATTTATAAATTAAGGGTTTTATATGAGTGTGAAAATAGAAGAAGTAAATATAAAGAGGTTTTTTAAAGATAAAAATGTAAAGTGGGTGCTTGGTGATGTAAATATACTTGTTGGAAAAAACGGTAAGGGTAAATCGATCCTGCTAAATATAATACATCATCTTTTACAAGGCAGAGAAGATAAGGCTTTATTGAAATGTGAAAGTGCGACTATAAAACTTACTAATAACAGAATTTTATCCAGAAATAATAGTGATAAAACTAGTGAGATATTAGAAGGTTTTACTAAGTTTATTTTGTCTGAGTTCACTAACAAGAAGAACATAGCTCGTTTCATAAAAAATAATAAGGGAAAAACAGAGGAACAAATCAAAGATGATCTTGAGAGTATTATCAGTGCTGTAAACTCAAAAGGCGTAGAAGCACCAAGTGGTTTTTTTATGGAAATGGGGCCAAATAAACCAGAGGTGCATGAGAAAATTAACACTTGTTATATCTCAACCATCAACATGAATGCTAATTCAAATAGTGAGGTAAAAAAAAGCTCAGGGGGGAAGACCACCATTTTAACGATGGAGACCGAGTCTGAGATTTCTGATCTTTTGGCTAACGAAGATGACCCTACGCTACAGGCTTTAAAGGTTAAGGATAAAGCGTTACTAGAATCAATTCTGAATGATTTATTTAAAGAGACAAATAAAAAACTTGTCATTGATACTAATTTTAAAATTGAAGATATAAATTCTCATGATGAATTTGAAATAGATGATCTTTCTTCGGGGGAGAAGCAACTTATTTATACCTTGATAAAGGTAGCGAATTCAAAAAGAGAAAATCAAGTTATATTAATGGATGAGCCAGAAATATCACTTCATTTGTCTTGGCAGGAGAAGTTACTATCATCTATTAAAAAAATCAGGCCGGATAGTCAAATTATTGTAGTAACGCACAGCCCAGGAATACTTATGGGGGGGTGGATGGGATGCTACCAAGAAATTGATAATATTTTACATGGTGTAGAGTAAGTTATGAGCGATCAATTTACTGATTATCTGACTAACCCTGATTATATAGTGAGTTATGGCTATAATCAGAAAGGAATAGTTTATATAGAAAATGAGAGGGATTATATATTTTGGGAAAGTATATTTGAAGAATTACATCCTGGGAAGTATGATCTTAAAGCAACTTTTAGCAATGATGCTACTCGAGGAAAAGATATACTTAGAAATATAGCTAATGGATTAAATAAGTATTGCCTTGCTGCGGTTGATGGTGATTTTGATTATAATTGCGGAAGTTTTCGGGAAATAAGTAATTTGCTGCAAAATGATTATGTTCTTCATACGCACTGTTATTCTCGAGAAAGTGCGATTTTATCTGAAGACAAATTTGATGAACTGGCATCAAAAATTAGATTAACCAAAAAATGTGTTTTGCCGGTTAGAGAAATGCTTCGAAATATATCTGAAACGCAATTTGAAATGTTGGTTGGGTACTTATTTCTTTTAGAAAAAAATATTGATTTGGTAAGGGAGTTTAACCCTCACAGACCCCTTAAGACTATTCAGTTTAGGCGGCTAATAAATAATGGGTTTGAAATTGATGAAGGCGTAATTAATAATCTTATAAATAATACTAATGCATTAAAGTCGTTAATATATGAGAAGTTAGATACTGCCTCTGCTGAATTTCGTGATTTCATCGCTGCGTGTGAGGCTAAAGGCTTAAGACCAGATACTGCATATAGATTCATTTCTGGCCATGTTCTTAGCGATAATATAATATTGCCAATTTTTACTCGCATAAAGTTCCTTATGCAGAAACAATCAATTGATGAAATTTTAGCGTCGGGAGTTGATGGCGAGGTTAAAATTAATTTGATTTCATCAGTTAGAAATCATTATAGAGATAATTGCCGGCTTAAAACTATTATTAATGGTCTTTCACCATGTGCAAATGATGAAATCATACTTCGAATAAAATCGAAGGTTTCAAATGTACATTAAGCATTTAGATGCCTATGTGATATGAGCGTTTAAATGAGAAAAACATTGGTCTGGAAGGCATGCTGCTATTGGAATTGGATGAAATGGTATGACCTGCTGAAGTCGGCATGGTCTTTTCTCAGAGTGAAGTCGCCGGGGAAATCCCGGCGAGTGTATTTTATTCAGGATCTGTAAGAGCAAGCTCGAAGGTGCCTCCTTTTTTAGGCATTACCTGATCAACCATTTTGACGAATTTGTTCCATCCATAGCCATTGGCGATAGAAAGTCGCTGTATCATGATTATTGAATGAAGATGCTGCGCTAACATAGGATTGCCTACGTCATCGGTCAACCACTGATGAAGCTTGTTTTTCCTATTACCCCTATCATCCTTGGGTGTCTTCCTTTCAAGTTCTTGCAAAATGCTATCGCCAAGGCGTTCGTAGATCAGATCCCTTGTGTAATGAGCAACTACACTGAACCTATTCTTAGACATGCCAGACCATTTCCAGCCTCTAAGTTTATAAATATTCTCATAAAATTCATCTGGAAACTTCTTCGCCCATGCTGCGAGTTCCTTGCTTATGACTTTATCTAAAAAAGCCTGTAGGGCGTCTCGAGGCCTGACTTCCTGGTAACCTGTTGCCTCATCTACCAGTGCTATGATCCCGACTTTTGCCAGAGAACGAACTAAAATTTCTGCTTTACGTGCGGTATCTAGTTGGTTTGAGCGGGTGATAACGCCTTCTTCTCTAGCCTTCAAATACACATCGCACACTAAAGGTAATATAGATGCGTCGTAGCCTTCGACTAAAGCATCGGAAAGTGAGCGATATTTCACCCTATTGATCACCCCCTTAAGGTCTTCAGAAATAAAGGGTCTTAGGTTGATTGCATCCATAAAAGCAGGCATAACGATCTCACCTTCTGGTGCTGATTTCACCCCACGGGTTGGGCGACCAAAAGCTTTGAATACCGAGCCTTGCGAAATGATTCTTTTACCATCTTCTAAAACCGCCACATCAAGCTCAGCATCTCCTATTTTCAGAATACCCTCATGTTTGGCCGTGTGAATGTTGATAACGTCCTTTTCTTTGTTCCACCTAGCATTTGCAGCTTTGGCCGCTACGTCTCGGCGCTGTTCTGGACTTAGTTTTGATGCTCGCGCCTTACCGCCTAAAGATTGTGGTGTTTTTTCATTTTTCATTTTGAGTACCGGTGGGAGAGGATGTTGAGATTGTCGTTATAATACTCACATCTAGCAAGCATTCATTTCAATAATGCTTGCTAGATGCATTGGGCCTGTGATGAGGATAAGAGCGTAGCTAGTAATTAGTGGTATATAAATGACTAGTTCTACACAGCAAGAAGTACTCGAAAGACAAGCAGGTTGCCCGCTGTGGCAATCCTGTTCCGCCACCATTCGCTGAGGCGCTGGTGAGAGCAAATCTCCCTGAACTTTGCCAGTCGAAAGATATAGCAGCTTAAAATCGTCTGATTATTCAACCCGCTACGACGGGTTTAATTTTTTCCTACTGACATGAAATTAGCATTTTGTGCTCTTGTTGCGTTGACCATTTTTCCAGGTAGGTGTACTGTATAAAAACACAGTAAATGCAAAGGAGGCCACCATGAAAGTTGAGTTAACCATTGATCGCACAAAGAAACTTCCAGATGGAGCAATGCCAGCGCTGGAAAAAGAACTGCTAAAACGGCTCCAGAATCAGTTCGAGGATTGCAGCCTGGTTGTTCGTCGTGCTGGTTCGGATGGGTTTAGCGTTTATGGTGGGGCAAAGGAAGCGAAGAAGACGGTTGAAGGGATCCTTCAGGATACCTGGGAAAGTGCAGACGATTGGTTTTATTAAGATTGCACACTGGGGTAGCGCGCATTTTCAGAATACCGCAATTTGCGAATCCCTTTGATGCTGCTGCCGACAATTTCTAATCGCGTCTGTATGTCGCTCAGGGGGATTTCGTGGAGGGTGTAACTCAGTCAGATCTACGAGTGACCATAACCGATGGGAAAGGAAAAGAGCTGCTGACGTTCAGTATGAGGGCGGAAGAGCGGTATATAATTTCCACCAACGACAGTTCCATAACTCACAGAAAACTAAGCAGGGACGATCGTTACTGGTCCAAAGAAACCATTATGGAAGTTGTAAGGGAAATGGCTTCTAAAAATTGACTTGTCACTACGTACGCAATCATAATTCTTGAGCTGGCCTGAACAACCAGCAACCTGACCGCGATGCGCCACGGAGTGAACACCATGGCGCAGTTACAACTCATTAAGCAGTCCTCAGGGATCCTGATCCCGGCTACGCCGGAGACCAGGGATTTGCTGCAATCAAAAATCAAGCTCGGCGCCGTACTGGTGGCCGACTTCAAACAGGTACGCAATCCTGCGTTTCATCGCCGCTTCTTCGCTCTGCTGAATCTGGGCTTCGAATACTGGGAGCCTACCGGCGGTGCAATCTCCTCCAACGAGCGCAAGCTGGTTACCGGCTACGCTAAATTCCTGGCCTCCTATGGCGGAAACGAAGGCGCACTGCTCGATGCCGCTGAGCACTATCTTGAGCAGGTTGCGAGCCGTCGCGTAACAAACGGGATCAGCCTCTGTAAATCCTTCGATGCATACCGCGCCTGGGTTACTATTCAGGCCGGGCATTACGATGCTATCAAACTTCCGGATGGCACACTTCAGAAGCACCCACGCAGTATTTCATTCGCCAACATGGACGAAATTGAGTTCCAGCAGCTGTACAAGGCCGCGCTTGATGTCCTCTGGCGCTGGATATTATCCCAAGCATTCAGGGACCAGGGCGAGGCGGAGAACGCCGCTGCGCAACTCATGAGCTTCGCGGGGTGACGGGAATGAAGAAGACCTGGTTCCATCATACTGATTGCACAACCCAGCAGGCCGACGAGCTGGTTAAGCGTTACAAAGCGCGCGGCGTGCGAGTTGAGCGCAGCCTTAACCAGGATTACGTGACCTGGACTGTCATTGCTTTCCTTCCGACATCTAACACACCAGCGCGCCCGGACAGCCGCTGGCGAAACCGGATGTGGGGGTGAACGTGAAGACATACCAAATCACTTTACCTTGGCCGCCGAGCAACAACCGGTATTACCGGCACAACCGCGGGCGTACGCATATTAGTGCTGATGGCGTCGCTTACCGCTATGCGGTCGCCAGTGTCATTCGAAGCGCCCGGCTTAATATCCGGACGGCCGCACCACTCAAAATCCGAATTGAATGTCACATGCCCGACCGCCGGCGCCGCGATCTGGATAACCTCCAAAAAGCTGCATTCGACGCTTTAACTAAGGCGGGATTATGGCTGGATGATTGCCAGGTAGTCGACTATCGCGTTGTGAAGATGCCTGTCGTTAAGGGCGGGAAATTAGAACTCACCATTACCGAGCTGGAGACAGCATGAATCTTGAAAATACCCTCAAATATCACTTCGCCAAATCGACAATGATTAGTGACTCTCCGCGTGCTACTGCGTCAGACTCATTAACCGGAACAGATATTATGGCCGCTATGGGCATGACGCAGGAACGGGCCGCCATGGGTTATAGCGCTTTTCTCGGGAAGATGGGGATCAGCAATAACGACCGGGAGAGGGCGATCGCGCTACTGGCTGAATACGCGCTAACGAAATGCGATAAGGTCGCCGCGCTGCGCAAGTTGAGCGAAGGAGTTAAGCCGCTGGTAATGCATCAGTTGGCCACGTTCGCGTTTGAGGACTACTCCCGCAGCGCAGCCAGCGTGAAACCGTGCGATTGCTGCGCGGGGCAGGGGTTTATCGAGGCTGACGTGTTCACTATGAAAACCAGCATGTCTGGGTGCGCAAAGGACATCATTCAAAAATCAAAGAAATGGGGACTGAAGGTTATTCCCTCGCAGCATCAGAACCGGCGCCAGGTAAAAGAAGTTGCCCGCGTTCTATGTGTGACCTGCCAAGGGAAGAAGGTTGTCAGCTGCGCCTGTAACGACTGCCGGGGGCGCGGGACGGCAGTAAACCAGAAAGAAACGAAGAAGCAGGGCGTGCCGGTGTTTGGCACCTGCAAGCGCTGCGGCGGGAGAGGGTACGAGCGGATCCCTTCGACAGAGGCCCATGCAGCTGTTTGCCAGATTACTGATGCGATCAGCCTGGATACCTGGAAGAAGTCGGTTAAGCCGTTTTACGATCAGCTGATCACGAAATTTGATATCGAAGAAGCCTGGGCAGAAGCGCAGCTTAAGCGGATAACACGATAATGCTCACGAAAACGGCTTACGTTTCAATCATGGGCTATTTACTTTTCCCGAATCTGTGTTAATTTTGTTCCAACGATGGGCATTGCGTGTTCACCGTTAAAAAACCCGCCACCGAGCGGGTTTTTTATTATTTGCGCCTTCGTGAGTTGCCCGTGAAATCACTGTTCCTAACCAGAATCAAGATTCTTGGGGAACCTCACACCTCTGGAGGCTCCCTCCGTTCTTCATGCAGAGTGCACTTCACGAACTTGTAATATCTACCTAACGACCAGGACAGGGCATTTCGCGTGCCGTACAACAGCCGCAGCATTCGAACCTAGCAGATATGTGGATATATCAGGTTTATGGGATGCAATAATTATTAAGTCAGCGTCTATCATATCAGCAAGCTTAAGGATCTGGTCCTTTGGCGACCCCGCCACTGCGTGTAGTTGTATTTTGTCAGCAGGAATTTTAAATTTCTTAACGATCTCATCCAGCTTTGATTTGGCAGCGTCCTGGAATTCTTTCATCTTTGGCATTTCTACTGAATATGCCAGGCCTAATGATGAGTAATACGGAAGCGAAGGTACAACCGTGAGAAAATGGACTTTTGCTGTGTTGAGGACTGCATGCGCCTGAACAAAGGGAATCACCATGTTTGTCAGGCTATCCTCGGAAACGTCAATGGGAACCAAAATAGAGTTATACATTTGACCCTCCTGTGTGTTTTTTGCACACCCCAAGGTTAGCCCCTTGATTGCCAGAAAACAGAGAGCCAGATGCCAGAACGATTAAAAAGCTGCGGTCAGATTAGTGAAAATAATTTAATAACTATCTTTTATGGATAGTGTCACGTAGAGTGCCTGGGTGGTGAATCCCCCTATGCGGTGGGGCGGCTAGACAGGCAGGTGAGTAACGCGGTTCTGTGGTCTGGCGCAGGGTCACCGGGAGGCACCCGGCATCACACCCACTCATGCACTTCTTTGTCCGGCTCTGATGTAGGTTATGTTGCGCACAGCAAGCCTGGATTCCGGTTTACATATCAGATAATCATCATCCTGATGAGTTCTGTCAGAGCTTGCAGAGGACAATCATTATGGAAGAAGGATTCTACTGGATACAGTACGGCGGCAGAGTTCAGGTTGCTTATTACACTGACGGCGAAACTGAAGACCTTGAAACAGGCAGAATCTTTACTGGTATCTGGCACCTTACACAAGGTGATGATATTTGTAATGACGGAGAGACTGAGATTTTATCAGGCCCGTTAACGCCACCACATATTTAAAAGAAACACCGGTGCGTTTCAATATATGGTATAGGCTTATATTTGGTGAATCCCCCTGTGCGGTGGGGCAATCCAGTTGATGATGTAAATATACTTGCGGCTCGTATAACTGGTAACGAGTCACCGGGAGGCACCCGGCACCTATCTGAGTATCCGTGACTGTTTCAATTTATGCCTGCTTGTAAAAGCAGGCATTTTTTTATCCCCACTTTGAAACTGGTGCTATCTTTAAATTGTGAACCAGACCATAACCGCCCACCCGACATCCTGGTCGGGAAGTGACGCTGCTCGACACAGTTGTTGCACCGGGAATGGCCAAGTAACACGACTACCTACTTAAATTGTCTAATTAGTTAGGCCTGCTGAATAAGCGGGCCTTTTTTTATTTCAGGCTCCCGTAAATCCCATAACTCGTTTGTCGTTAATTCATCCGGCGAGCCTGACCCCTCTACTACATACAGCACCCCGAAACTATCGGAGGTGAGAGATGTTACGCATGGAAAAATTAACCACTGGCATCGCCTATGGAGCCTCAGCGACCAACGCTGGTTACTGGAGTCTCCAGCTGCTCGACCAGGTATCACCATCGCAGTGGGCAGCCATTGGTGTGCTGGGCAGCTTGGTATTCGGGCTGCTGACGTATCTGACGAACCTGTACTTCAAAATCAAAGAGGACCGGCGCAAAGCCGCCAGGGGGGAATAGTGGCAGACAGATCAAAGCTTAGCGCTGCGGTACTGGGGCTAGTTCTCGCCGGTGCGTCAGCTCCCGTGATTCTCGACCAGTTCCTGAATGAGAAAGAGGGCAACAGCCTGACCGCCTACGGCGACGCTTCCGGCATCTGGACAATCTGCCGTGGGGCTACGCTAGTGGACGGTAAACCGGTTCGCCAGGGGATGAAGCTGACGCAGGCTAAATGTGATCAGGTGAATGCCGTAGAGCGCAACAAAGCGCTGGCCTGGGTTGAGCGTAATATTCGGGTGCCGCTAAGCGAGCCACAGAAGGCCGGGATCGCTTCGTTCTGCCCGTACAATATCGGGCCGGGTAAGTGCTTCCCCTCAACGTTCTACCAGCGCATGAATGCCGGTGACCGTAAAGGCGCGTGCGAGGCAATTCGCTGGTGGGTCCGCGATGGTGGCAAAGACTGCCGGTTAACGAAGGGTCAGAAGAACGGCTGTTACGGTCAGGTGGAACGACGGGATCAGGAAAGTGCTCTGGCATGCTGGGGGCTCGATAAATGAAAACACGACACCCCATTGCGATCACCGTGTTCATTCTCTGCCTGTTCGGCGGGGCATGCTGGTCAGCCTGGTATTACAGCGATAAGGCCAGCCGGGAAAAGGCCCGGGCCGATAGCGCAGAACAGCAGGCCGAATCGGCAAACATCGTCACCGCCAATGTCATTCAGGCCGTGAACATCATCAACGCCATTTCAGAGGCTAACCAGGATGCAAAGATCCAGATCGCACTGGAGTCACAGGGAGCCCAGGCAGATGTCAAAGCGGCTATTGCGAATGATGATTGCGCTCATCGGCCTGTCCCTCCTGCAGCTGCTGACCGGCTGCGGCAGTTCGCGGACAGTCTACGTACCGGTTCCGGTGGTGCCGCTTCCGGCAAACCTGACAGCTGAGACGCAACAGCCAGCCATTCCCGAACCGCTGACCTACGGGGGCAGTCTGGATCTGAACGTAAGCCTGCTAACGGCGCTGGGCCAGTGCAACATCGACAAGGCCAGTATTAGGAAGATAGAAGCATCACGCAGCTCGCAGTAACCGTTACAAAGTTTATCTGCTGTGATTTTGATAATGTTTATCCACTCCAACGGATGTGACATGATTTAAACACACTAAGAGGTAAGGCCTAGAACTGTCATATATCCATCTTCTAATGAACAAGCACAGGTTACCGGCAAAAGGTCTCCTCTGCCTCAAGCAGATAAGAGTTGTAAAACTCTATGCCCAGATCTGCTATGAGTATTGGGCTCTTGGATTCCAGTACTTCGCCCAAATGAGCTGTCGGAGGGTTATAAGTCACTCCTCTGTTACGACAAGGAATTGCCTCAACAGTGCTGGGATGAAGTTCTAACTTCATTGGTGAGCCCGGGATTATTGTGGCATTGCCATCACCATCAATAGTCAAAGACTTAATATGAAGTGCACCTCCAGGGGTGGCTGGATTAATTGAGAAGCCACCAGAAACAAATTTCGAAGTATCAGCAATCCCGTGATGAGCTGAGTTTCTTGCTTGTTTGAGATAAATGAGCAAAGAATCTGTTGATCTAAGGTGATTAGTTTTTGATGAAAAAGAAGGGTATTTTTGATGGTGCTCAGCCGCTACTTTTATTCTGTTGAATACATTTTCAATACGACTTAAGTAATCACTCCAGGCTTCATCATACTCATCATATGTCTTAGCTAACTTCATACGACTGACACAACGCTTTGCTCGTATTAATTCTTTTTTCGCTGGATTCAGGTCCATTTACCCACCATGTTCTTAGTTTTGAGTTTACAAGCTTGTTCTTCCGAAAGTTACTTTCAGTTGAGATACTATAATGGTTACTATCGATGCATGTCTCGCATGCATTTGTTGACACGACTTTATAGCGAATCGGCATTGCAATAACTACGTACGATTGACTTGTGCCGGTTGCTTTATTGCCATCACCATGGACAGAACCATCATGATGGCATTTATTGCTTTTGGTTAGCAGATGGCGGCTTGAGCAACGCTTACTGCCATGCCACTCATTCCCAGTTTAGTTTGTACTCTGTAAGCGATGCTTCGTTGAAGTGAGCACGCTTTATTTCATCTTTAACAAACCACTCGCAAAGGTATTGCTCACTTTCTTCATCATAATGACTAACCGTCATGACAGGACCGCCGGAGTTCAACTGAACAACTACACCATCTGCAAATTTATTAGACATATCAACATCCTTTTAAACAAGTGAAAACTAATGGCACTCAACGCAAAGCAAGACATGTTTTGTCGCGAGTACCTCATCGATTTAAACGCCACGCAAGCGGCTATTCGGGCGGGGTACAGCGTCAAAACTGCAAACCGCATCGCCGCCCAGCTATTGTCAAAACTTGACATCCAAAACAGAATCGCCGAACTCAAAGCGAAGCGCAACGAAGTTGTGGGTATTGATGCTGATTATGTGCTCCGGCGCTTAGTTGAAATCGACCAAATGGACGTTCTGGATATCCTCAATGATGATGGCAGCCTCAAAGCGATCAGCATGTGGCCTAAGTCATGGCGAACCACGCTCACCGGGCTTGATATCAGCACGACCATCCAGAACTTCGAAGAGGACACGGCTGAAACCATCCTCAAAAAGATTAAATGGCCTGACAAGGTGAAGAACCTCGAATTGCTCGGCAAACATGTGCGCGTGCAGGCCTTCAAAGAGCAGGTGGAGCAGAGGGTCAGGGCGCATCAATGGCGCTCAGTTTGAGCACTTCAACACCATCCTTAACCAGACGCGTGAGCGGCTGTCATCTGTCGCCAGTGCGCTACCTGATGCCCTGTCGAGACAGGAGATCGCAGCTCAGCGTGCGGGTATCTCAGTGGGGCAGTACAGCGCTGCGTTGCGCATGCTTCCAGCACAGTTCACCGACATCGCCACGCAACTGGCGGGTGGGCAATCGCCATTCCTGATCATGCTTCAGCAGGGCGGGCAGATTAAAGACTCCTTCGGCGGGTTTGGGGCCATGTTCCAGGCCCTGAAAGATGCCCTGTTTGGGTTTAACGAAGAGAGCAAAGAAACCTCAGAGACTGCGGACAATATCAATGATGCGGCGGAGGGGCTCAATAACACCTCTGAAGCAGCGGAGAAACTCGGCAGGGCTGGCGGGCTGCTCAACGGCTTTAACCTTGCCATTGCAGGAACAGCTGCTGTGCTCGCTGTTCTGGCGGGGGCCGCATACAGTTCATCCCAGCAGTTTGATACCGTCGCCCGATCGCTCATTTCGATGGGCGGTGCTGGCTTTTCTTCCATGGTGCAGCTTAATGATGCGGCGAGTGAGGTTGCTGGTATCCAGCTGGGAATTGATGCCACAGGCTCCTCTAACTTCCTCGTCAGCGCCGACACGTTCGCGGTTTATAATCCGACGACCACAGGACAGGAGTTGGTGTTCGCGGCGACCGGCGGCCAGATGTTCTTGCGATCGGTGTTTATCCAGGATGGTTCCATTGATAACGCCAAGATCGGCTACCAGATAAGTTCTAATGACTGGAACGATCTCGGCCCATGGGATCCGAATGGGCGCGGCTGGTGTATCCGCAAGGACGGATCGGCCTACTTCAATAGCGTGACAATTAGAGGGACTGTTTATGCCACCAACGGGAGCTTCAAAGGAAGCATCGAGGCAACCAGCGGGAGCTTCAGGGGCACGGTAGAGGCTACGTCTTTCATAGGGGACGTGGCAAACGTAGGTATAGCGCCGGATGCCTACATATCAGGCGCTGGCGTAGCATCAAGTTCAATTACCTTTACCGACTCATCCTCCTCATCGCTGGATAAATCGGCTCTGCTTGAGGCAATGGTTTATGTCACATCTATCTCAGGCACAACGTCCGTAAATATCACCCTTAACATTAACGGGAATGTTCGTGACATGGGCTCTATCAGCGTGCCTGCCGGGACGGGAGGGCTCTGGATAACCGTACGTCACGCAGTACGCAACCTTACGGCCAATGTGATCAACGGGACCATTACTGTTGTTGGCTCGGGCACGGCAGGTAAGCGCATTGCCGCCCCGACACTGACCATTACCCGGGGCACCGGCTCCTTCTCCTGATCCTCATAACCTCAGACCACACAACCCGGCTCCGGCTGGGTTTTTCATTTTAAGGACATCATGAATGGCCACACTTGATGACGATTTAGCAAAAGCCGTCTCGGAAGGGTTTCGCCTGGCGCAAAGCAGTATCATCAACCAGGATCTGATTTTATCCGGGACAGGTGACGTCACCGTAACCCTGGCTGACGGGTCTAAAAAAACAGGGCCGAGCTGGTCGAAGCTGATCGCTGCAGCGACCGCAGCAGGAACCAGCGCCGCTGCAGCCAAAACTTCCGAAACGAATGCCCTTGCGTCAAAAAACGCAGCTGCAACCAGCGCCACGAACGCGGCAACGTCTGAGGGTAACGCTCTCGCATCGAAGAACGCTGCCAAAACCAGCGAAACCAACGCGAAAACGTCTGAGACGAATGCTAAAACGTCAGAAAACAATGCAGCGTCAAGCGCCAGCAGCGCCGCCGCATCGCTGGCTGCCGCGCAGCTGCTGACCTCTGTGCCTTATGAGGACGCGCCATACCCTGACGTTTGGGCGCCGCTTTCTGACGATCTACGCCTGCTGGCGGGGTCTGCGCCTTATGACACGCTGACAATTTCCGGGCAGGTGCTTGAGTTGCCGACAAAGTCGGCGACTTTTTTACGAGCTACCGCGGCTACATATTTCGATAAATCGGGCGTATTGCAAACCGCTGCTATCAATGAGCCTCGTTTTGAACGTGGTGGCTTAATTATCGAAGGGCAGGCGACGAACTATATTCTGAACAGCGACGACCCCGCTAAATGGATAAGTAGTAGCACAGTAACAAGAACGGTTTTAGCCAGAGATGGAATATCTCAATCAATTACTGGGAAATGTGTCACTAATGCCGCAACTAATTTTCCATCGGTAGTTTCATCAGGCAACATAACTTTAGCGGTCGGGGAATCAATTTCAATTTCCTGCAGGGCAAAGGGTAACTATGGCTGGCTCAGGCTTGCGTTCACTCTGGATGGATCTACAGCGGCCGCTACATTATTTGATGCAGTAACGGGTGTAGCCGCCTCACCACCCGCAGGTGTCACGGTCACTAGTTCTATGGGTAGTGATGGGTATGCCACGATTAGCGCTACGCTCACTGCCACTACTGCAGGAGTATATACAGGAGTCTTGGCCCTACAAAGGAACAATGCAGACCCAAGCATTCCTGTAGGATCAGAATATTACATTCAGATGCCGCAGGTTGAAAAGAATCCTATCTCAACCAGCTATATACCAACAGGCTCTGCAGCAGTTACTCGTACGGCTGATAATTTCAGGCTACAACCGGCTGGTAATATTGGTTACAGAATGACCGGGGATTTATTTAATCGAACCTTAGCATTAGAATTTTCCATAGATAAATTCATTCCGCCATCAACAAATTATCACGATGTAGTAAGAGTGGTAGGCGCTAATAACGATATTATCATTCGCGCTATGACGACATCCCTGCGCTCATACAGAGGTGGTGGCGGACCATTGATAAATACAGCTCCTCCATTCTTTAATAAGACATTCGTTCAAACAATTGACTCAACCAATAAAATGAATCTGTATTTTGATGGTAAGACCGATGTCAGCACATCGGGCCCAACGAATCCAGCGTCGATACCTACACTGCTAGAAATTGTGGGTCATTCAAATGCGGTTTATCACATTCGCAATTTCCGAATCTGGCATCGCGTATTAACCCTTAATCAAATCAATGGACTCCGCTAATGAGAGACTTATATCTGCGATTTACCGACGCTAACGAAATGCGCACGCAATTAGTCGCGGCGGGATTTGTTGATGATGAAGGGCAGGGTGGTTTGTATCACCCTAATATCAGCCTGGATGTCGTCGGCGTTATTACTGTTCCTGCCGAAGTTATCAATCCCGGTGAAGAAAACGAAGTTATCAAGTACACCACCGAACCCGGCTATCACGTCAATTTACGGGTCATGAATGACTCGCTCGATTTATCCGGGCTGAACGACTTTGTGGTTAAACCGAAAACACCGGCTCGCGTCTGGGCGTAAGGAATTAAGTTATGGCAAACAGAATAGACACGGCTGAGTTAAGCAGGGCCATTGCTGCCTGGACCTCCACCATCAATGACGCGTCTCTGCCGGGAGTTGGGAGTACGGTTTATGGCGGATACATAAAGTCACAGTACACCGTAAATGGCGTTGAGAAGATATCCGCCCAACTCCAGATCGTGAAACGCATCGAATGGAACTACTCCATTGCCAGACTGGTGGTGTTGCAAAATGCGGGGGGTACTGACTCCGCGCAGAACAACTACTTCGACTTCATGTCCAACGGCAATGTGCAAATTCCCGGACGTTTGTATATGGGCGGTCCAGCCGTGAGTTCGTGGTGGAACTCAGCACAGGCCCACTATGCCTCTTATTACGCGGAGACCGCCACGGATTCTCCGGGTAACGGGGCTATAGCTGGCCTTTCCTGGGGGTATCAACATGGCGGTGGGTATAACCTTCGATCGATGTGGGGTAATGTTGGTAACGGGCTGAGTTCCTGGGCTAACACTGCACTAACACAGTTCGGAGATAGTGGGTCCAAGATACGGTACTGGTACTTCACCCCAGCCAACGGGGACTTTGTTACCTCAGTCAGCGGTGATGGAGGATTTTCTGGCAACTATACGTATCAGAAGGCTGCAACCTCAGATGCTACGTTGAAACACGATATTGCATATGACGACGGAAAAGCCTCTTACGAAAACATCAGAAAACTGAAACCCTGCACGTTCGTGTATAACGGTGATTATTTAGAACGTGTGCGCCGGGGGATCATCGCCCAGGACGCTTTGCGGGATATCGACAGCGAGTATGTGAAGCTGGTTCCTGCGGCGCCTGAATTTGACGAAGAGGGAAATCGTTGTGATAAAGATGACACACTGGCTTTGGATAACAACGTCGTCATGATGGATACGGCGCTGGCGCTGCATCACGCGATTGCCAAAATCGAAACACTGATCGCGCAGGTCGCGCAGTTGCAGGCTGAGGTTCAGGCGCTGAAAGCATAACGGCAGCCGGATGTTCAGCTGTAATTATCATTAGCTGTCTCAGCGAACAACTCAGGATAGAAAAAAAGCCCGCACGGGAGCGGGCATAACTCCCTTAGCTTTGTTATTAATCCTGCGTTCATGACGCAGGTAAGGAACATATCGGCAGCATTTGCCATTACTTTAACAGCGTATTTCAGAAAGTTAGACTGAAACAATTTCACAAGCGGAAATAGATAGCAGGTACTGCTTATCCTGTCCGGCGCCCGGACGCAGTTCGTAAAGTTCAGGGGCAGAGCGCTAATCGCAGATGATGGCGAAGCGATTTGCCAAGCTTTATCAATGCAGCAACAGCTTCTCTTGTCCCTTTGGTTATCTCAAATTGCACAAGGCTACCGGTTTTCTGTAGCAACACCGTAGCTCTGCTTGAAACAGAGCTACAATATGCAACATCAGATACTTTGAGTTTGACCAGATCACAGCCTCGAATCTTACTGTCCAAGCCCATATTGAACAGAGCCAAATCGTTTGTTTTACCTTCCAGTTCAAACCGGATACGGATCCCCCTGATTTGAGTTATCTATTCATTATTTAACTCGTTTGAGTCAGGCCAGAAGATCTTTAAATAACCATTTTTATCATATTTTGAAAAAAGATTGCCTTGGAAGCAAAATATCCCAGCGGATTCTAACCACATCCATTCTTCTGGTAGTTCGACGCCTGTTGCACAAATTCTTATCTCTAAAAGTTCACAGCAGCGAATTAAACTTTGTAGTATCGCCTGCTTAGAACCGTCTTTATGTATATTCTGGATCAGCTGAGGGTGTATTTTGAGCTTCTCAGGCTGGAATTTCGAAAGAAAGAATAAACCTGCACTGCCCACACCAAAGTCATTAATGGCAACGCATAAACCGCAACTTTTGAGCATCTGCACTGAATGCGCGAACTCATCAATTTCAGGGATTATTTCGCTCTCTGAAAACTCAACAATGATTTGTTCTGGGTACAAGTTGCTGTCTCGAATGTAATCGAGCAATAGCTTGATAGCATCAGGCACTCTTAGTAGGGTTAAAGGCAGGAGTGTTATTGATACTCTTTGTGAAGAGGTAATTAATTTCCCTGCGGTTTTTAATAAATCTCTCTTCGACTCCAAATCAAAAAGTAAATTATTAGCTGTTATTTTGTCTTTGTCTGATTTTGCACTCAGTACAAAAGAATGTATTTGGCCAGCCAAAGGGTCTATAACTGCATGCATGTTTTCGATTATAGCTGGACTAACAGATGATACATCTATTTCATCAGATGAAAAAAACCAACTGAAACTATCAGGAAGTTCATAATAGCTATCAGTCTCAACTGAATCTATAAAAGTACGGAAAAACCTTAAGGCTCTGTCATTGTAAAGCAATTTATGTTGGGTTGTACCACGTTGAAGAACCCTGTCCAGGCACTCGTCTTTACTGAATAGCCTTATATCAATTAATTCCATGCCTGAGCGGCCAAATCGTCGATAAGGGGCATAATCGGATAAGAGTTTTACAATGTTAAAGTGAAGTTTATCCCGGCAAATCTTTTTATAGATTTGCATTACAGCTGCTTCTTCACCTTCCAGGAGCTGTAAGAAATGAATTCCATTGAAAAGTAAAACACCAGTTACCCCCGCACATTCATTTCGGTAATTAGCTTGATTGACCATGTCAATAATGGATTGAATTGGTGTATCAACTCGGAGGTGGCTTCGGTAGATGAGAGTGGTAAGCATACTTGCACACCTTGAAGGATTTTCTTATAAAGTAGCATGAGAAAAGTCATTTGTGCCATTTATTTGAAAAATTTATAAAAAGGGTGCGGTTACATTAAAATTGTCCATGGCGATTCAATTCAACTTTTTCCGGTCACTTTTGGTGGCATCGCTGTTTAAGCCGTTCGCCTGCATTGGCTTAACCTTCACTTCTGCAGTGGGAAAAATCCGGTGCACCCGCTTTGTTAACTCATTTAGAATTATTTCTCTGCACCTGTTAATCCTTCAACATTCTGTTTGTCGTACACCAACTCAACGAACATACCGCCTCCAAAACAACAATGAATTAGTACACAATTTATACTGTTTTTTTATACAGTGTAAACGGTGAGGGGCGTAACTTTTTAAGGGGGATTTTTGGGGCATGGGTGGGGCATAAAAGTACCGCAGGTGATATGCAAAAGAACAAATGGATGCATTTCACGAGCGGCAAGTTACTGTTAAATACTCAGGAATTAAGGACAATCCCACAAAGACTTGATAAAGCGCTTTAAATCATGGACTTCCAGCTTTACTCGCTGGGCGCAGCCTTAGTCTTTCACGAGATCTTCTTCCCGGAACAGTCGGCGGCGATGGCGCTGATTCTGGCGATGGGGACCTACGGTGCGGGCTATATTGCCCGTATCGTCGGGGCCTTTATCTTCGGCAAAATGGGCGATCGCGTGGGGCGCAAAAAGGTGCTGTTTATCACCATCACCATGATGGGGATCTGTACCACCCTGATTGGTGTACTGCCGACCTATGCGCAAATTGGTATCTTCGCGCCGGTGCTGCTGGTGACGCTGCGTATTATCCAGGGGCTGGGCGCGGGTGCCGAAATCTCCGGCGCGGGCACTATGCTGGCGGAATACGCCCCGAAAGGGAAACGCGGCATTATCTCTTCGCTTGTCGCCATGGGCACCAACTGCGGGACCCTCAGCGCCACGGCGATCTGGGCGGTGATGTTCTTTGCTCTCGACCGTGAAGAGCTGCTGGCCTGGGGATGGCGTGTGCCGTTCCTGGCCAGTGTGGTGGTGATGATCTTTGCCATCTGGCTGCGGATGAATCTCAAAGAGAGCCCGGTGTTTGAGCAGGTCAATGCCGAAGAAGCCCCTGCGCAGGCCGCCGCGCAGGAAAATACCCTGGGAGCGATGGTGAAGAGCAAATCGTTCTGGCTGGCGACAGGCTTGCGTTTCGGCCAGGCGGGTAACTCCGGTCTGATCCAGACGTTCCTTGCGGGCTATCTCGTACAGACGCTGCTGTTCAACAAAGCCATCCCGACGGATGCCCTGATGATCAGCTCTATCCTCGGCTTTATTACCATTCCGTTGCTGGGCTGGTTGTCTGATAAATATGGCCGTCGTCTGCCTTATATTTTGCTGAACATTTCCGCCATTATTCTGGCCTATCCGATGCTGTCGCTCATTGTCGATAAATCGAATACGCCGGGGGTGATCATGACGTCCATTATCGTGATCCATAACTTTGCCGTACTGGGCTTGTTTGCACTGGAAAATATCACCATGGCCGAAATATTCGGCTCCCGTAACCGCTTCACCCGCATGGCGATATCGAAAGAGGCGGGCGGTCTGGTGGCGGTTGGTTTTGGTCCGGTGCTGGCGGGGATCTTCTGCAACATGACCGGTTCCTGGTGGCCAATAGCGGTGATGGTGGTGGTCTACTCCGTTATCGGCCTGATCTCAGCCCTGCTGATGCCGGAAGTGCGTGACCGTGACCTGAGCATCCTGGGCGATGCCGCAGAAGACAAAGCTGCTGCGCTGGGTATGAACAATAAACATCGCGTTATCTCCTGATATCTGATGACTCTCCTGCCGATGCAGGGGAGTCTTTTTTTATCCCTCTCTACGTGGTTTACCGCATTGTGATTTACATCGAAAGCTGTCACACAACTTTCAATTTATGTCACACCAGATGGTGAAAAGTTAACGTAAATCAATATCCCGCTGACAACAATCAGTATGGTTAACCACAGAGAATTTTTTATTCCATCTACCATTCTAGTTGGGTTAGTGCGTCGGGCCAGGGGTTAACACCCGCCCCCAACGCCTGCTTAATCACATTGACGAGTGCTAACATGAAAAATCCGTTATTACATGCGCAAGCCACGCTGCCTCACTACAATCGCGATAACCTCAAGTCGCGCATCGTACATCTGGGTTTTGGCGCCTTTCATCGCGCCCATCAGGCAGTGTATGCCGATATTCTTGCAGCAGAGCACGACAGCGACTGGGGATACTGCGAGGTCAACCTGATTGGCGGTGAGCAGCAGATCGCGGATCTCAAGGCGCAGGATAATCTTTACACCGTGGCAGAAATGTCAGCCGATGCCTGGACGGCGCGAGTGGTGGGTGTGGTCAAAAAAGCGCTGCACGCCCAGGTGGATGGGCTGGAAGCGGTACTGGCTGCCATGTGTGAACCGCAGGTGGCGATCGTCTCGTTAACCATCACCGAGAAAGGCTACTGTCACTCGCCCGCCACCGGGGAGTTAATGCTTGATCACCCGTTAATCGCTGCCGATCTGCAACAACCGCATACCCCGGTTTCCGCCGTCGGCGTGGTCGTAGAAGCGCTGGCGCGACGCAAAGCGGCGGGTCTGCCTGCCTTTACGGTAATGTCCTGCGATAACATGCCAGAGAACGGCCATGTGATGCGCAATGTCACCTGTGCCTATGCCCGCGCGGTGGACAGCGAACTGGCTGACTGGATCGACGCGAACGTGACCTTCCCGTCCACCATGGTGGATCGCATTGTGCCTGCCGTCACGGCCGATACTCTGACGAAAATTGAACAAATTACCGGCGTACGCGACCCGGCAGGGGTGGCCTGTGAGCCGTTCCGTCAGTGGGTAATCGAAGATAATTTCGTGGCCGGGCGACCGCAGTGGGAAAAAGCCGGCGCGGAGCTGGTGGCCGATGTGGTGCCTTTCGAAGAGATGAAGCTGCGCATGCTTAATGGCAGCCACTCGTTCCTGGCCTATCTTGGGTATCTGGCGGGTTATCAGCACATCAATGACTGCATGGAAGACAGCCATTACCGCGCTGCTGCACATGCCCTGATGCTGAACGAGCAGGCACCGACATTAAAAGTAAAAGGTGTCGATTTAGCACGTTATGCAGACCTGCTGATTGCGCGTTACAGCAACCCGGCATTGCGCCACCGTACCTGGCAGATTGCTATGGACGGCAGTCAGAAGTTACCGCAGCGTATGCTGGACTCTGTGCGCTGGCATCGTGCGCATCAGCGCAGCTTCCCGTTACTGGCGCTGGGTATTGCGGGTTGGATGCGCTATGTAGGGGGCGTCGATGAACAGGGGACAGCCATTGACGTCTGCGATCCGCTGCTGTCAGCGATTCAGGAAGCGGTGAAGAGCAGTGCCGAAGGAGAGAACCGGGTCAACGCGCTGCTGGGCATTGAAGCGATCTTTGGTAATGAGTTACCGCTGGACGGGGTCTTTATCGACGCGGTAATGAGCGCGTATCTCACTCTGCTGGAGAAAGGGGCGAAAGCCACGGTCGCGCAATACGCTGCGGCAATCTGACGCCATTCCATGCCGCCGTTCGCGGCGGCATGACGCTGCACGAATTAGTGCATCCCCAGACGGATCAGTTCAACCGGTTCGAAGCGGCCTTCATAGCCTTCTACTTCTACCGTTTTACTGCGACGTGATTGCGCGGCACTCAGCCCTTCGCCGTGAATGGCGCTGATTTTGCCTGTGTTGCCAGTGCTGCTAATCATTACGCGGCTGCCGGTGGTAATAGCATTACGGTTACGGTCGTAAGTCATCATAATAATTTCTCCTCTCTAACAAACCGAAGCGACATGTAATTTCCTGCCGCTCACGGGGGCCTATTAATACGCCTGTTGGCTGCTGCTGTTTTTGTTTTCGATCAATATCACACTTTTTTATCGGGACTGTGAATAAGCGCAGCCGGACAGTTCTTTACGTATATTGATAGTTACATACTGAAATCGTTTAAGGTTGGTTTGATATTGCCCTGTCATCCTTAAGTCCTCAGGAAAAGAATTTATCGTTATTAAGGAGAAGGGCGTATGTATAAGAAAATATTAATGCCAGTTGATGTCTTTGAAATGGAGTTAAGCGATAAAGCGGTACGGCATGCCAGTTTCCTTGCCCGTACGGATAACGCCAGCATCACGCTGCTCAACGTTCTGCCCGTCAACAGTAGGGCCATGCTGCGCGGTTTTTCTGCTGATATTAAAAAGTTTGAAACCTATATGGCCGCAGAGTCAGAGAAAAAGCTCAGGGATTTAAAACGTTTATTTGATATTGACCCGGCACATATTCATACAGAAGTGCGCTTCGGTAGCGTTCGCGATGAAATAATAGCGGTGAGTGCCGAAGGGGAATATGACGTCATCGTCATCGGCTCAAAAAAACCGGGGATTACGACCCATCTGCTGGGTTCAAATGCAGAATCGGTATTACGCTACGCCAAATTACCGGTTCTTGTCGTACGATAATAACGCGCTGCATCCCGACCCGGGTCGGGATGCGCAATCATTACTCTTCGCTGAACCAGTCGCTGTTTTCCTGACGAATTAACTGCACCGACTCGCCAATTTCCTGCAGATGCAGGGTCATCGCTTTTTCCACCCCATCAGCGTCGCGTTTTTCCAGCGCGCTGAAAATATCATGATGCTGACGCAGCAACATTTCAGGTGGCGAGACATGGTTAAGGCTCATATAGCGCACCCGGTCTATGGTGGCCTTGATATTTTCGATGGTATCCCAGGCCAACTGGCAGTCGGCAATTTGCGCCAGCTTCTGGTGAAACTCGTCATCCAGCTGGAAAAAATCATTCAGCTGTTTACGTTCAATGGCGATGCGCTGCTGATGCAGGTTTTGCTCAATCAGGTAGCACTGATGATCGTCGATAAGACTCGCCGCCCGCCGCACCACTGCGCACTCAATAGCCTGACGCACAAAACAGCCATTACGCACCTGAGTAAGGGAGATTTTATTGACGTAACTGCCGCGCTGAGGGCGGATCTGAATCAGGCCGTTTTCAGCCAGTTTAATAAAGGCTTCGCGAACCGGCTGGCGGGAGACATCAAAGCGGACCGACACCTCTTTTTCAGAGAGCGGCGTTCCCGGCGGGATCAAACAATGCACAATGTCGCTGCGCAAAATTCGGTAAATCTGCTGATTAACAGGTTGGGTAGGATTAAGTTGCGATTCAGCGGCCATTGGTTGTGATTTCTCAGAAAATTAACCGATAAATATTACCATTCTTTTGTCGGGCATCCCAGACCTGGCCCGCAGACCAGGTCTGGAAAAATCATCCGCGATGGACGCTCAGACCGGCAAAGCTCTGGCTGACCGGCATCATTTCAACGGTGTTAATGTTGACGTGCTTCGGCAGGGTCGCCACCCACCAGACGGCTTCGGTGACATCATCCGGCGTCAGGGCAGTGGTGTTTTCGTAGGTTTTACCGGCTTTGTCATCATCGCCTTTGAAGCGCACGTTGGAGAACTCGGTCCCGCCAACCAGACCCGGCTCGATATCCGTCACGCGGATAGCGGTGCCGTGCAGATCGGTGCGCAGGTTCAGGCTGAACTGACGCACAAACGCTTTGGTCGCGCCATAGACATTGCCGCCCGCGTAAGGCCAGCTTCCCGCAGTGGAGCCAATGTTGATCACATGGCCGCGGTTGCGCTCGACCATACCTGGCAGCACGGCGCGGGTCATATAGACCAGGCCTTTGTTGTTGGTGTCGATCATCGTTTCCCAGTCTTCAACGCTGGCTTTGTGCGCAGGCTCCAGCCCCAGCGCCAGCCCGGCATTGTTGACCAGCACGTCGATGTCGCGCCATTCCGCCGGCAGGTTAGCGATCATCTCTTCAATGGAGGCGCGGTTACGCACGTCCAGCTGCGCGGTCAGAATGCTGTCGCCAAGTTCCTCTTTCAGCTCCTGCAGACGCTCCTGACGACGGCCGGTGGCAATCACCTTATGGCCGTTGGCGACGAAGCGACGCGTAATGCTTTCACCAAAACCTGCTGTCGCCCCGGTAACTAAAATTATCATGTCACTGTTCCTCAACGCTTTTTGTGTAGTACTACCATAGCATGTGATCTGGCGCAGAGTAAGGCCACTTTTTGCTCCGTCGGGTGACAACGATTGCAGCGACTGTCGGGCTGGCCTACTCTGGTGAGATTCATCATATTCAGGAGTCTGATATGTCTGGCACTAACCCCTTTTTCGCAAACAGCCTGCTACCGTACCAGGCGCCGCATTTTGATCTGATTGACGACAGTCACTATCGCCCGGCCTTTGACGAAGCCATTCGCCAGAAACGCGACGAGATCGCAGCCATCGCCGGGTCTGCGGCAGCACCTGACTTTAACAATACCGTGCTGGCGCTGGAGCACAGCGGCGGCCTGCTGAGCCGGGTGAGCAATGTTTTCTTTGCCATGACCTCGGCGCATACCAATGATTATTTGCAGCAGTTGGAAGAGGCGATCGCCACCGAGCTGGCGGCGCTGTCCAATGATATCTGGCTGAATGACGCCCTCTTTGCCCGGGTGGATGCAGTTTACCAGGCGCGGCAGACGATGGCGCCAGACGCGGAGTCTCTTCGCCTGATCGAGGAGCTGTACCAGCGCTTTATCCTCGCCGGAGCCCGGCTGGGAGAGGGGGAAAAACAGGCCCTGAAGGCGATCAATACCGAGTCGGCGACGCTCACCAGCCAGTTTAACCAGCGTCTGCTGGCCGCCGATAAAGCGGGTGGGCTGGTGGTGGACTATCCTCATCAGCTTGATGGCCTGAGCAAGGCCGAACTGGATGCGGCTGCCAGGGCGGCGGCGGATAAGGGGTTGAGCGATCGCTGGTTGATCCCGCTGCTCAACACTACTCAGCAACCGGCCCTGCAACAGCTGCGAGACCGCCAGACCCGGGAAAATCTGTTCAAAGCAGGCTGGCTGCGTACGCAAAAAAACGATGCCAACGACACGCGCGAGCTGGTTCGTCGTCTGGTTGCGCTGCGGGCGCGTCAGGCTGAGCTGTTGGGCTTCGACAGCTATGCCAGCTGGAAAATTGCCGATCAGATGGCAAAAACCCCTGACGCTGCGCTGGCGTTTATGCGCGGTATCGTCCCGGCCGCACGGGGTCGTGCACTGCTGGAACAGGCCGATATCCAGAAGGTGATTGATGACGAGCAGGGCCGCTTTGACGTGCAGGCCTGGGACTGGCTATTTTACGCTGAACGTGTGCGGCTGGCGAAGTACGCCCTGGATGAATCACAGGTTAAACCCTATTTTGCCCTTAACCGGGTGCTGACCGACGGCGTATTCTGGGCGGCGACCCAACTGTTCGGCATTACCTTTGCAGAGCGCAATGACATCCCGGTTTATCATCCTGACGTGCGGGTCTGGGAGATCTTTGACCAGAACGGCGAAGGGATGGCGCTGTTTTACGGTGACTTCTTCGCCCGCGACTCAAAAGGCGGCGGGGCGTGGATGGGTAACTTTGTCGAACAGTCCCATGAATTCGGGACGCGTCCGGTGATTTATAACGTCTGTAACTATCAAAAACCGGCGGAAGGCCAACCCGCGCTGATCTCCTGGGATGATGTGATCACTCTGTTCCACGAGTTTGGTCACACCCTGCACGGGCTGTTTGCCAGCCAGCGTTACGCTACGCTCTCTGGCACCAACACACCGCGCGATTTTGTGGAGTTCCCGTCGCAAATCAACGAGCACTGGGCCAGCCATCCGCAGGTCTTCGCTCACTATGCGCGCCACTATGAAACCGGGGAGCCGATGCCCGACGCGTTGCGCGAGAAAATGCTCAGTGCCACCCAGTTCAATAAAGGCTATGACATGACCGAACTGCTCAGCGCCGCGCTGCTCGATATGAACTGGCACGGATTGAGTGCCAGCGAAGCGCCAGACGATGTGGAGGCATTTGAAGTCGCCGCGCTGGAGCGCGAACAGTTGCATCTCCCCGCCGTACCGCCGCGCTATCGCAGCTCCTACTTCGCCCATATCTTCGGCGGCGGCTATGCGGCAGGTTATTACGCCTATCTCTGGACGCAAATGCTGGCCGATGACGGCTATCAGTGGTTTGTGGAGCAGGGCGGGCTGAACCGCGAAAACGGGCAGAAATTCCGTGAGGCGATTTTGTCCCGCGGGAATAGCACGGATTTAGCTGAACTTTATCGGGCATGGCGTGGACACGATCCGCAGATCGAGCCGATGCTGGTGAATCGCGGGTTGAGTGCGTAGGGCTTTTTCAGGCTTGAAACAGAACCGGGCGCGATGCCCGGTTTTTTACGAGAATTTTTCTTCCCCAAAACTCCTCCAAAATTCCTCCCCAAAAAGAATCCTTAAATTCCCCGAAATTTGCAGGGGGATACGGCCCAATTATTCACGTAGCTACACCTTCACTTTCACCCAGTCCAGACCGCTATCGTTATGATACTGCGCTGTTATCCTGTCAGATGAATGACCTAGGAGCTGCTGGGTGTTGATGCCTTGCTCCTCATACAGACGCTCCGAAAGAGAACGCTGTTCGTGAAAGGTCGGCATTGTTTTCCCGTCCTCAACGGAAATGCCCGTGCTATCGAGCGCGAGCTTGAATGAGACGCTAAGGCTGTTTTGGCCAACCTGGTCGCTTGCCTTCACATTACCGCTTGATGTCACGTGGCGATGGATTCTGTCACGGGCATTCAAAGACCAGCGCGAGGCTGACAACGCCGCCGCGCAGCTGATGAGCTTCGGGGATAACCAGATGGCTAGATCATGGTTCCACTACACCGAATGCACAACCGAACAGGCCGATGAACTTCAGCGGCAGTATCAACGCCGCGGGGTAGCCGTAACACGCAGCCTCAATCGCGATTACTTTACCTGGACCGTGAGTGTAGAGCGGCAGGAGGTTAAGTACCTTGAGCCAACGCGACGGACCTTCCGCCAGAAGGTCTGGGGGTGATCATGGCAAATTTATGCAAAGAAGCCCGCGGTCGCGAATGTCGGGTGCGGATCCCCGGGGTGTGCAATGGCAATCCTGAAACGTCCGTTCTGGCGCATATTTGCCTGGCCGGCCTGTGCGGTACCGGCATCAAACCGCCTGACCTGATCGACACTATCGCCTGTAGCAGCTGCCACGACGACATAGACCGCCGCACCCGCTTAGTGGATGCGGGATATGCAAAGGAGTGTGCGCTGGAAGGCATGGCCCGCACGCAGGTTATCTGGATGAAAGAGGGTAAAGTAAAAGTATGAGCGAGTATCGAATCAGCCTGCCGTGGCCGCCGAGCAATAACCGCTACTACCGGCACAACCGCGGGCGCACGCATATCAGCACAGAAGGGCAGGCCTACCGCGACCGCGTCGCCCAAATCATCAAAGACGGGATGCTGGATATTGACCTGGCTACGCCGGTAAAAATCCGTATCGAGTGCCACATGCCGGATCGCCGCCGCCGCGACCTGGACAACCTGCAAAAAGCTGCGTTCGACGCGCTGACAAAAGCCGGGTTCTGGCTGGACGACCAGCAGGTGGACGATTACTGCGTAAAGCGGATGCTGATCATCAAGGGCGGCAAATTGGATTTAACCATCACCGAGCTGGAGCCAGCATGAAACCAGAAATGATCGAAACGCTTCGCATGCGCTGGCTGCGCCTCCGCATTTATCGCCGCCCGGGAACGGTGCTGGTGGACTATCGCATCATTCGTAACTTTACCCACATTTACCTGATGGCAGGGCAGCAGCGTGAACACTCAATACCTGGAATTTGTACGCCAGCAGCTCATCGTTGCGACGGCAGATCTGAGTGGGGCGACCAAAGGGCAGTTGATGGCCTGGCTGGAGAACTCCCAGTTCGACACGAAGACCTTTATGCGGAAGAAGCCCAAAGTTTGGGACGAGGAAAGCGAGAGGTGGGTGCCGGTTGATAACCCTCCTATACCCGGTAAACAGTCGCATGCCAAAGGGTCAAACATCCCCTTGGTTCAGCCGGTCGAATACTCCACAGCATCCTGGCGCCGGGCTGTTCTATCACTCGAGGAGCACCAGAAGGCGTGGCTGCTCTGGAACTACAGCGAAAACACGCGCTGGGGGAATCAGGTGGCAATTACCCAATGGGCCTGGGCTGAGTTCAGGGAGATGCTGGGAACGAAGAAGGTGGCCGGAAAGACGATGGAGCGGCTGAAGAAACTGATTTGGCTGGCGGCGCAGGACGTCAAATCTGAGCTGGCGGGTAATGATGTATATCAGCACCAGGACCTGGCTGCACTTTGTGGCGTTAAACCGGATAACTTGTGCCATAGCTACGCCGATTACAGGCGGGCTATGTGCGCCATCTTTAAGCGGCTTGATGGCGACTCTCTTCTCTGCACTGTGAGAACACGATCACAACAAAAGGCGACTTTTTCGCGGCAGGGTATTGCAAAAGTCAATTAAATAGCATACATTTCATGTAAATCTGATATCGTCGCCATAGTATTGCAGGTCGACTAAGAGTTAAGAGCCTCGCCATCGTGCGGGGCTTTTTATTTGAACAAAAATGATATCCCAAGCTTTACTAGGAAGACGAAAATAGCGATATCGATAATCATGTGAATAATTCGATCCACTATGTCCGGATTCTTATTAATTCTGTACCTGCCACGTCTACGTTTGCCCATTTATATCTCCTTTAAGGGATGTATCGGCAGTGATGTGAAGAAACTTTATTCAAAGGCACACTCATGTGGCCCTTTTTTAATTCATGCTCCGGGAACCATCATCGACACGCCTACTTGTTAAATCGTCCCGAGGCCTGACCCTTTTCAAACACACAGCACCCGCTAACTACGCGAGGTGAGAGCATGTATCGCATGGAAAAAATAACCACTGGTGCTGCCTATGGCGCTTCAGCCGGGAGCATCCTCAACGGCATGCTTAATGCCTACAGCCCCGAGCAGTGGAACGCTATCGGCGTGCTGGTGGGTATCATCATTGCCGTACTGACGTATCTGACAAATCTCTATTTCAAGATCCGCGAAGACAACCGCCGCAGCAGGAGCCGAGATGAACCCAACGTTGAGGAATAAGTTGGTGGGGGGTATTGTTGGCAGATCCGGGGCAATCACTATTGCTGCAGTAATGCTAGGCAATGCGGATGGGTTGGAAGGGCGTCGCTATTACGCATATCAGGATGTTCTCGGCGTCTGGACAGTTTGCGATGGGCACACCGGTGGTGACATTCTCCGCGGTCACCGCTACACCGATAAAGAGTGCGACAACCTGCTGAAGGCAGATCTGCGAAAGGTGGCAAATGCCATCGATCCGCTTATCAAGGTTCGAATCCCTGAGCCTACGAGTGCCGCACTTTACTCCTTCACCTATAACGTTGGCTCTGGTGCTTTTGCCAGCTCCACGCTGCTGAAGAAGCTAAATCCGGTGATGTGCCGGGGGCATGCAAAGAACTGCAGCGCTGGACATATGCCGGCGGCGAGCAGTGGAAGGGGCTAATTACCCGACGCGAGATTGAGCGTGAAGTTTGCGAGTGGGGCCAGAAATGAGCCGATTAACAGCAATCATCTGCGCTGTCGTTATCTGCCTGCTGGTTTCCATGTCCTGGGCTATCAACCACTACCGCAACAACGCCATCACCTACAAAGACCAGCGCGATAAAGCGACGGTCCGGGCAGACACATCAGAGGCGATCACCAACAACGTTATCACCACGATTATCTTCATCCGTGACATTTCACAGGCTACCCAGAATGCAAAGAACGAACTGGCTAAAAAAGGCGAGACGCGCATTGTCTACATCAGGCAGGCGCTTGAAGGCGATCCGTGCGCTAACCAGCTTGTTCCTTCAGCCGCTGCTGACAGCCTGCGGGAATACACAGACAGTTTATGTTCCAGCTCCAGTGGTACCGTTAAGCGCTGAGCTAACAGCAGACACGCCGATCCCCGGAATGATGGTTCCGTTCACGTGGCAGGCAAGTCTGGAGTTAAACGATTAGCTCTATACGGCGCTTGGGCAGTGCAATCTGGATAAGGCCAGTATTCGAAAGATTGAAGAAAAAAAGCCTCCAGTAGGGAGGCTTTTTAAGTTATCAGAATGGTGGATATTCTGATGTGACCCAATTCTTAGCGGTCAGCATTTCTTCAATTAAGCTGACTTTCCAGACTATACCTATCTCAGGCATAGATTTACCAATGGTTACTCTCCCTGAGTAAATACCTACAAGCTTGAACTTTTTAACCTGAATTGTATTTTTCATTGATTCAGTTGGTAATGCACTGATGAAATCTAATGCAGATATTTCACCTTTTTGACGCCGTTGGTGTAATTCATGCACCTCAGGAGAAACTATTATTTGAGTAGTATATTCATGAGTAAAAACAGGTGAGCCTGACATACCTTCTTTAGTTGTTGCATCAATGTAAAAACAATCAAGCCCCGAAACTTTAACATTAGGTTCACTGGCAACAAGACCCTTTTTCCAGATTGGAAGGTGTGTATTAACAGCCAAGCCGAATGGGTAACCTACGATTGAGAGGTCAGAGGCTACATGCAGAGGAATGGCATCGTTATTTTGAATGGTTACTTGATTTGTATAACCTATGTTGCCATTAAAAATTATCGGAATTCCGATAAGATCTACCCCTTTATCTCTCAATGGGTGTTCAAGCCAGCTAGTGTTAGCATCAATATTAATGTGAAACGTATGCAATGAACTGCCGTCTGGGGCCCAAACGTGGCAAGTTATTTTATTTGGTGATGAACCTATTTGCCCCATTAATGATTCTGGTTCCTTAGGGTAGCGACAAGTTAATACATGATAGTTCGTTATCAATATGGGGTTTTCGTAATCTTCATGGCTGTAAAGGAAACCAGTTCCAACCATAATTTCCATATCATTATGAAAACAGGTTAACTTAACTGCAAAAAAAGCTGATGGGATTCAAAAAAACACCTCACATGAAAAAATGAAACTGGATAATAGATGAATTGAAATTGTACTTCGATACGCTTTCTCCCGCTACGTATAGTTACATTGTCCTCAGAATGGGCTGACCCATCGTAATTGCAATATACCCTGCAGCGGATAATCACCCAAGTATCCCAACAAGCGGATAAAGAGGCTTTCAATGTCGGACATCTACCAAATCACGCTAACCACTCAAACAGGCGAAACCTTCAGGGGCAAGATGTCACGACGCCAGCCTGAATTGGTGAACGGCTTTATCGGCATTGCCCGTGAAGATGGCAGTTGGTTATACCCGGATCCTAATGACGTGCTTAAGATGGGGTACGTGCCAGAGCAGACTGAGCAAGTCGCTTAGATTGCATCACCGGCCGCATTTTCTAATATGCCCGATGGATTTTAATGCTTGCTCGGCCCCGTCTCCGAACATCTAACTCAATCCTTATCATAATCGATATATAGAAAGTCGAGAATTTCAAATAGCTCACTTGGGTTGGTCATAAACCATTCACTGCCACCCTTTAGTACACTTTCATCGTTTTCTAAATTGCAATTCTTCCCTCTTGTCTTGAGAATATAGTGAACAGCACGCTCAAGAATCCTCGGTATCTCGGTATTGATTGAGAAAAGTAAAATAGGTTTTTCTGGAAACGCAGTAGATTGAGAGGCGATCCTGTCTGAAACATAGCGGTCAGTCTGCCCTATTTTTATAGGCCAAAAGCTATCACCATTCAATGAAGCAAGCCTTTCATAAGCTGGAAAGTAATAGGCATAGAGAGCACCCGGTATTTCTAGAAAAGGATCATCTTCTGATTGGATATCCTCTATAGCTGAGGCCTCATAAACATCTATTGGTCGGTCATTGGGAATAGAATAATAACCTTTTGATGCCTGTACCGGTATGTCGCCTCTAATAACTAGTTGAGCTAGTGCTTTTTTTACAGTGTGGGTCTTGTTAGTACCACTATCCACGCCACCATTACTCATATGATATTCGTAGACTCTTTTTACGATATCAGAGCGGGGCATAGTCCCACTGCAACATAGGAAAATTATTTTTTCAGCATTTGAAGGAGTTAGTGGTATACCTGAAAACTCGTATGCTATAGCAGATACGGTTTCGCAAGATGGGGTAGGCATAGGCTCAGTAGTCACAGATTATCCTTCTTAAATCTTCTAACTTCATTCATGCGACTAAAATACCTTAGGAATACATATGGCGACCAACAAAAAAACTGGCCGCCCTTCTGATTATTTACCAGAGGTGGCTGCTGACATCTGTTCACTGCTTGCCGAAGGGGAAAGCCTGCGCAAAGTTTGTGAGCGCCCAAGGATGCCGAACAAGACGACAGTGTTCCGTTGGTTAGCCCAGCATATAGAGTTTCGCGACCAATACGCGAAAGCTACGGAGACGCGCGCAGAAGCTTTTTTCGAAGAGATGCTCGACATTGCTGACGATGCGGCTGAAGAATCCTCAGCAGTTGCGAAAGCACGTCTGCGTATCGACACTCGCAAGTGGGCGCTGGCCCGTATGAACCCGAAGAAGTACGGCGACAAAGTCAGCCAGGAAATCGACCACAAATCATCTGACGGAACCATGACTCCAAAGCCGACCATCATCCAGTTACTACCCGTTGAGCCGAAAGCATGAGTGAAGCCGTTCAACTGCCGATTCCCGTGAAGCTTGCGCCTCTGTTCACTGCCGTGAATAAGCGTTACCGGTGCTCACATGGTGGACGTGGTAGCGCCAAGACGCGCACCTTCGCCCTGATGACTGCCGTGAAGGCGTATCAGTCGATGCTGAATGGTGAAAGCGGCGTGGTGCTCTGTGCTCGTGAGTTATGAACTCGCTGGAAGAGTCGAGCATGCAGGAAGTAAAGCAGGCAATCCTGTCAGTACCCTAGCTCGCAGCCAACTTTGATATCGGCGAGAAGGACATCCGCACCATCGATAAGAGCATTAATTATGTCTTCTGCGGTTTGCGGCACAACCTCGACAGCATCAAGTCGAAAGCGCGCATCCTGCTGTGCTGGGTTGATGAGGCTGAATCAGTCAGCGAGATAGCCTCGCAGAAACTTAGCCCGACCGTCCGTGAGGAAGGATCAGAAATTTGGGTGACGTGGAACCCGGAGCTCGATGGCAGCGCCACTGATAAACGCTTTCGCAAAGATGCTGGCGACGACTGCATCACCGTTGAGATGAACTATACGGATAACCCATGGTTCCCCGACGTGCTGGAAGGTGAGCGCCTCAACGATGAGCGCCGACTCGACACGGCAACATACGCATGAGTGTGGAAAGGGGTTTACCTAGAAAACTCCGACAAGCAGGTGCTGGCCGGCAAATACCGGATCGATAAGTTCTCGGACAGCCTGCGGAAAGAGGCCGAGCGTTTGTTCTTCGGTGCTGACTTTGGTTTCGCCAAAGACCCCAACACACTGGTGCGCTCTTTCGTCCTGCATATCCTGGGTGATTACTCAGATGATGCGATCGGCTTCATGGAGCCAGCATATAATGCCTTCGTGAGTCTGGAGATGGTGGAGGGCGGTTCTGGATAATCATTCCTGAAGAACGCAGATCGTCAGCAGAATATCAACTTCGATAACGGCGGTGGTCATCAGGATATAGTTGTTGACAGTGAAAGTTGTATTATTGCACACGACGCTTATCTTGCAGGTGCCAGTGAAATAAATGTTCTAGTTGAGTCTGTTGCTGAACAAAAAGGGAGTATGGATACAGCTTCATTATCGATGCGGGGAAATACTCCAAGAGGCGTTTTATATAACATACCCACCGGGAACAAATTAAACTGTATTACTTTTTCAAGTGGCGGCCCATGGGAATTAGTGGGGAATGCCTCTGTAACAAGCACAGCCGCTAATGACGGCATGCTGTTCCAGAATTGTGCTGAATTTAATATGCCTGGGGCTGCAATTCTTGAGCTAAGTAATTCGCAGGCTTCAATAACCGTTGGGCGCTGGTATGTATGGGCGTGTGGAGCAAGATTAGTTTCCGGGAATTGCGACATCAGCATTTCAGGCGGAATAACACTGGGTGATGTATATAACAAGCCTGGCGAGTGGATTCACACCTTTGGTGTTGGCAAGGCGACCCGGTCAGAGAAAGCAAGCCTTCGCATCACGACGGGATCTGGCGGGGCTGTTGTGAGATGAGAATATTATTACGTTGTAGAATTTGCCACCCAAGCGCAAGCGATCGACTTTGCAAACTCGCGTATGGTTGTTAAATGAGCGCTTCTGTGTAAACCCCCTTGATCAACACTTCCTTTAAAACTACTGTATATAAAAACAGCATTAAAAATCAGGAGTGATTGTTTATGGAATTTTACACCCCAGCAGAATTGCGCGGCATTGTCGCGCTACCGCTTTACGGGAATCTTGTTCAGTGTGGATTTCCATCCCCGGCGGCGGATTATGTTGAGCAGCGCATCGATTTAAACGAACTGATGATCCAGCATCCCAGCGCAACATATTTTGTTAAAGCTGCGGGGGATTCAATGATCGAGGCGGGCATCAGTGACGGTGATCTGCTGATGGTGGACAGCTCCAGACCGGCAGAACATGGCGATATCGTGATTGCTGCCGTGGGCGGTGAGTTTACTGTTAAACGCCTACAGCTCCGGCCAACGGTGCAGCTTGTTCCAATGAACAGTGCCTACCCACCGATTATGGTGTGCAGCGAGGATACCCTGGATGTTTTCGGGGTGGTGACATATATCGTTAAATCGACCCGCTGAAATGTTTGCTCTCTGTGATGTGAATAGCTTTTAAGCATCATGCGAAACGGTGTTCAGACCCGATTTAAAGGGGCGGCCCGTCGTTGTTCTTTCGAATAATGACGGGTGCGTTATCGCTCGGAGCGCTGAGGCGAAGGAAATCGGCAAAGCCATGGGCGAGCCGTTCTTTAAGCAGCGTGACTTATTCCGGCGCTACAAAGTAGCCACGTTCTCCAGCAATTACGAGCTGTACGCGGATATGTCGAACCGGGTCATGACCACACTGGAGATCATGAGTCCTCGCGTAGAAATTTATAGTATTGACGAGGCATTCTGCGACCTTACATGCGTGCGGAACTGTCGAAACCTGGAAGACTTTGGCCGGGAGATTCGCGCAACGGTTTTGCAGAATACGCATCTGACCGTCGGTGTCGGCATTGCTCAGACCAAAACCCTGGCGAAGCTTGCGAACCATGCTGCGAAGAAGTGGCAGCGGCAGACTGGTGGCATGGTCGATTTATCAAATGTCGATCGGCAGCGCCGGTTAATGTCTATCGTTCGCGTCGAGGACGTCTGGGGTGTAGGACGGCGTATCAGCAAAAAGCTCAATGCCCTGGGTATCAAAACCGCTCTCGATCTCTCAGAGCAAAGCACCTGGGTTATCCGCAAGCACTTTAACGTGGTGCTGGAGCGAACCGTGCGCGAGCTGCGGGGCGAACCTTGCCTGGATCTGGAAGAGTTCGCCCCGGCCAAACAGGAAATTGTCTGCTCACGTTCGTTCGGTGAACGAGTAACGGAGTACGAGCAGATGCACCAAGCGATCTGCAGCCATGCGGCGCGCGCGGCGGAGAAGCTGCGCGGTGAGCACCAATACTGCCGGTATATTTCCGCCTTCGTGAAAACCTCGCCATTCGCGCTTAATGAGCCTTACTATGGCAATAGCGTATCCGTGAAACTCCTTACCCCTACTCAGGATACCCGCGACATAATCAACGCAGCGGTGCGCTGTCTGGACAATGTTTGGCGCGACGGCCACCGGTATCAGAAAGCGGGAGTAATGCTCGGGGATTTTTTCAGCCAGGGTATTGCGCAGCTCAATCTGTTCGACGACGCGGCGCCACGACGTAATAGTGAGAAACTGATGGGTGTTCTTGATCGTTTAAACGCAAAAGACGGAAAGGGAACTCTGTTTTTTGCCGGGCAGGGAATACAGCAGCAGTGGCAGATGAAGCGGGAAATGCTTTCTCCTCGTTACACGACCAGATTTGAGGATTTGTTGGTAGTTAAGTAAAGTTATTGAAACTTTAAGTGCAAGATCGTTAATAGTTAAAACACATACGTTCATTCTAACAAAAATAATAAAAGTGGTGTTTTGCTATAAGATTTCGTCAACGGAACGCTAAGGGGGTTTAGGTAAATAAAGTGCTGTGCTTAATTATATTTGGTGTTCTATTGTGATTACTTAATAAAAAGAAACGAGAGCTTTAGTAAAAGCCCTCGCTGCATAATGCTACAATCGATTAATTAGATTTAAGGGATTAGATCATCAATTAAATCATTAAATCCCGAACCTTGCCGTGAAACAATCTCGTATAAATTTATTAAAGTGGAGTCGCAATATCTGCTTTTCCAAAGAACTTCATAATTATCGGTGACGATCGCAAGTTGGGGTTCTTCGGCCCATGCCCACTCCACATCATCAAAGTAATGTTTATATTTTCTCAGGTAGATAACAAGCTTTTTTCCTTTGTAATCACAAGTGTAAGCCGCACCGATACGATCCTCGTTCGCCTCAGTAAGCGCGAAAATAGCTTTTGAGAGTACAATTTTCCATACAAGTTTATCTTCCGATGTTTCCCTGCTTAATTTGACATAAAGCTTATTTAAATCATTGTCTTTAAACATTAGTCCCACCTCATGTCTTTCATTATTTGATCTATATGTACTGTTAGTGAAGATAATTCTTGGTATATATCCCACGCTTTATCTTTATTGCTAATCGTTATTACTTTTCGTCTTCCGAAAAAGCGAGTTTTGGGAGCAATCAAATCTAAAATATTTTTAACCGCATTTTTTTGGTCGCTTTCAACTTTACTTAGCAGATTGTCAATTACTGGATAGCAAGTCTTAACCTCCATAGAAAACATTCGGTTAAACTCAACCCAATTATTATCAAGTTCACGGCTTGTTAATATGCTAAATATTTTATTAGTGGTTTGAGTAATTTCAGTCTTAATTTCAGGAAGCCTACCTTTGTTTTTGAATTTCTTTTTCAAGAAATTAGTCGTTCTGATAACCCATAATGTCATGAAAAAACTTATGATGGTTAAAATGGTTGCCGCATCCGTAATCGATTGTGATATATGGAAACCCATACTGCTGCTCCTATGAACGCCCCAAGCATATTATGTATAAGATTCATTAAATTGCAATCATTACATAGAGTACATAATGACCATGGTTTGAATTTGCTGCATGTGTTCATACTAATTAGGATTTTGAGGTGAATGCAAAATTCTCTTGACTTTACTGTTATTACGAGAGTCATGGTTCATTCGTTTTGCTTATTATATGGATCCTGCAACAAATGTACCTTCTCGTTTGGCAGCATTTCATTTACGCTTAGATTAAGTATCAACTGTTAATTTTCGTGTTTCCTACAAAATGATAGCGGATGCCAGATGAAATTATCTCCTGGACTAAAAGTTTGTAACCGATCTCCTTTGCTTCTTTCCCGCCCATATTCTGCCGCATCTTATCGCGAGCCGCTTCCCAGGTTAGCACAACGGGACGTTGACCGTATATCATTAAGATCTTTATCAGCCGCAGATGTGACTAGAAGAAAGCCTTCTGCTTAGTCACCACCTTCAAACGGCCTGCTTCCACTAGAAAACAGGATCGAGATGCAGCTGCTCGTCGCGTTCGCTCAGCAGCAAAACTTTAGTCCCAGGCGCGACGTTGTAACGGCCAATCGGCTCTGGTCATATGCGATGACGCGATCGCCTTCATCGGCGAGATAAGCCAGATACTCTTCCCGGCTTTGTGCTTGTGCAAATCGTCCACACAT